GCAGTGTTCAGGCGTATCGAGACTATTACATTAAATACAAATCGCATATCGCTAGCTGGTCTAAGCGTCACGATCCAACATGGTGGAAATATGGGTGATGGCTATTCTGGTGATTACGTTAGCGGATATGAGCACGCTATATTTGACATATTAACAAAGTTCAGAAAAGGCGGTGATGTATGACAAACGAAGAAATTTTAGCTAACGCGCCAGAGGGTGCGACTCATTACATAAAAAACGGTAATTATGAATATTGGAAACTTACTTATATTAATGGCTACCAAGCATTTACTCACACCACGAAAAACCTAATAAATGTAATGCCTGATAAATTATACAATATACGCTCACTCGCAGACATTAGGCGCATAGCAGAGCTTGAGCAAGATAACGGCGGGTTTCGATTAAGAATTGCTAAAGCAAAAGAACTAGCTTGTGAATATTCGTACATCGATGGCGCACACCATAAAAACTGGCTGATACAGCAAATGATTGAAGCTATATGCACCAAGGATGAACTAGAAGAACTTGGATTCACAGATGAAGATTGGCTAGAGGAGTGTATAGCACCATGATTAACAACCTAGAAGGCAAAAGCGAGGGCGAATGAACTTACCTGTATTTATTTCAGAATTCTATTTAACAGCTGCATATGTAAACGTAGTGTTCTTTCTCATAGCCGCCTATCGGGAGGCAAAACTCGGAGATATGGATGATGTAAGTCTATGGGTTGCACTAGCTCTCGCTACTGGGGCTGGGGGTTCTCTTTCATGGGTATTAGCTGCCGTGCTGACTGTAATTACTATATCGATATTGGCGGTTGTGACCATTGTTGATCTCATATCGAGTGGTATCTGGAAGTTAAGGAGAACTTTTAAATGACAACAATTGTAATAGTTTCGCTAGTAATAGCGATTGGGTGTTATGGTGTACTGTTTATGTGCGCTGTAGCTAATATTAAATCACTTTCGGGTGAATAATTAGGAAAAATAAAATGTCTGAAATAACAGCTGGATCTGTACTGCTTATTATCTGGGGGATTAACCTCGCTGTGCCCCTCTTGTTGGGGGTTGTTAGTGTAATGCTACACTTCTATACAAGGGGGAGAGTGAGTAAGAACTACCTTCTATCTTTTCAACGTTGGAAGCTGGGACTTTTCACTGATGCCTCGAATATGGATGCGGCAGACGCAATCGGATTCATGATTATAGTTGAGGGCTTGATAGCTGCAACGGGGTTTGCTCTGTTGGCAGCAATATTGATGAAAGTACCCTCAGCATACCTAGTCATAGGTACAATAAGTATTGTGTTACTGATACTTCCTAGATATTTCATAGATATATGCCACGCTCTTAAATATTCCTTTAAGAGTAGGGATAGTGAACGCATTAGGGAATTAGAGAAACGTTTAGAGGAGAAAGGGCTATGAGTATATTCAAGAAAGCAAGACAACTTGTAAGTGGACGTATTAATTTTGATACGTTATGTAGATATGCCGCTCATAATCTTAATGAGCGTAGAAAGATTGAGGCTTGTCTAGCAGAGCGTAAGCTATGCCCTGTACGTAAGCAGTATCTTGAGAATCAACTCTACCCCTTAACTGTCGAGAAAGATGTATTAGTTGAGAAGTATGAGAGAATAATTAGTAAGGTAAGTAAACTAGAGAGTGATAACTTTCTGTTTATAATCTAGTAGCTCTATTAATTAGACAATAGAGCATTAATAAAGTTCAATTGGAGATATAGAAATGCCAACTATATATTTTAACGGTAAGAATAAGCAAGGTGAAGCGCGTTCTTTTTACGCCAGTTCGGGGTGTCTTTGCCTTCTAGGTCGGGATGAGGGCGAACTGGAGGGGAGATCCCAAGAGGTGACGCGTACTGGTATCGTAGAGCTTGATACTATTACGTATCGGCAAATGACCAAAGAATTAACGGATGATCAGAAGAAGTTGCTTAAGAAGTACATGAAGATGTTCCCCTTTATGCGTACAGTTGTAACCCCTGTTGATGATATGAAGGATCACATAACCTTCAATGTCAAGGACTATACCCTTAATGAGGTCATGTTCGCTATCTTTCACCTACGTGTAGCCCTATCACTTTCCCCTAAGTTTTCTGGAATATCTGGAGAAACTAAATCAGGTATAGCTTTTATGGACTATCTGATTAAGCAGGGATACGAGTTCTGGGAGGCGTATTTTACAGCCATATGCAACAGCCCCGTAGATTCCGAGGGAATCCCTCACAGTTCTTATGACTACTACGACCACTACAACGGGTGGGATTGTTCGTGTTTCCATTTCTATGGTACAGACATGACCTCCTTCGAGACACTTGTATCTGGAAACATCGAGGCTCCTGTTTATAAAGGGGCTACACTCTTAGAACATATCCTTGATATGAGATGTTACCCAGAGAATATTAAGAAATGGTTAACTTCTGCGTCACCTACGCATCATATGTCTTCACTCCAAAAGGCAGTATCCCGTAGATACTCCAAGGTCATAAAAGGCACTGGGGCTACAGACTATCTAGGTAGGACTCTAAAAGTTGTACAGCACAGCCCCTCTCTGTGGCTAAAAGCTTTACGCGAAACAATCAAATTATCCCCTAAGGAGTTATAATGTTAGTTGCAGTCTATGGTACATTAAAACAGGGTCGGTCTAATCATTGTGTTATGCAACGAGCTTCTGGCTCTTTTGTGGGAGAAGCCACCTTAGAAGGGTTCGAGATGTATACTAACGGGGGATTCCCTGTTATCTACAAAACAAACCATGATAGCACTATTGCAGTGGAGTTGTTCAGTGTCGAGGATATTGATCCTCTGGATAGCTTAGAAGGGCACCCTACGTGGTATCGCCGAGAACAGGTGGCAACGCCTCATGGGGATGCTTGGATTTATATTATGCAGGATGAAAGCTACAAACATTCGTGGACTAAATTAGACAAGGGGGTATTTTAAATGTGTGGACTCGTAGGAGTATTTGGAAACCTAATGGCTCAAGACCTGAAATTCTTCACTCAGGCGTTGATTGCGGACTACTTTAGAGGCGTCCATAGCACCGGAATGATGTCTGTTAAGGATAAAGGGAACAGTTCAGCAACTATAGCTAAAGAGGCTGTGGATCCTATTCGATTCTTGGATTTTAAATCGGTGGACTCTCAGATAACGGTACAGAATAAGCTCTTAGCTGGACATAATCGTCATGCTACACTGGGGGCAATAAACGCCAATAACGCTCACCCGTTCACTCATGGTGACATTACACTGATGCACAACGGGACACTGGACAATAAGCGTCAGCTTACTCGGAAGTACGATGCCCCTGAGTTTGACACAGACAGCGAACTTGTCTGTTATCTAATTGATAACTATGAACTGTCAGGGGTAATTAAAGACCTCGAAGGTGCCTTCACCCTCATATGGTGGGACAGCGCTCTTGAGTCTCTTAACATTATACGGAACACTGAACGCCCCTTAGCCCTATATATGGGCACAGGTCGTATGTACTGGGCTAGCGAGGCTAAGATGTTAAACTGGCTGCTAGACCGTAATCGACTTACCCTTAACAATAAGGTTGTGCAAACTCTAAAGGAGGGAGTGCATCTTGAAGTTAAGTTTGAGAAGGGGCTTCTAGACTATAAGTTCAACACTTTGAAGCTGGCTCCCGCCTACGCTTATGACTATTCACAGAACTGGAATAGGGGTAACAGGTCTCACGTCGGCTCAACTGTCACGGATATCCGAAATAACAGAGCAAAAGAGTTCAAGGAGGAGACAGGGCATGACTTCAAAGCTAATGACACCATCTACGCCTATGTTACGGAGATTTCAAACAAGTTCAAAAACCAGCAAGGGGATCGCGCAGCGTTGAAGATGGTTCTCGCAGCTGAACCGTATACTGAATGTACCGCTTATAATTCACCAGTCCCCGACGGAGATGTTGAAAATGCCAATGTGCTGGTCAAGGCCACAGTTAATCACATCTCAGGCAACAAGGGCGGCTTTGGTATAAACCTCAATGGGCAATCCGTTGAGTTCGTAGATAGTAAGTCTGACGATTACCGAGATTGGTTAGCAGTAACTACCCCTGATTTCGGAAAAGATAACCCCGTGAAGCTTCTAGGTTATGAAGGAAGGGAGGTTAAGAGAGGCCATTTTTTTCGAACCATTGATAAAGGTTGTTGCATATGCGACGCTGTTTTGGATGCGGATGCGGAACTTATAGACAGAACAGTCACTTTTGTAGGCTCAGATGAAGTGGTCTGTAGTGACTGTGCGAGAGATAAGGTAACAATGGCCAGCTATGGCCTCAATAACGTAGGAGTTAACGGATTGTGATTAAATTAACTATGGGTTGCGACCCAGAAATATTCATATTCGATAAGGTGAAAGACCGGATAGTCCCCGCTATAGGTTTAATTGGTGGCACTAAGGATGAGCCTATCCCCATTGACGGAGGAAGCTACCAACTCGATGGGACTTTGTTAGAGTTTGGTATAGACCCTAACGGAGATATTGGGAAGGTTGTGAATGGCATCAGGGCTGTCCTAAGTGCTAAGTTTGGGGACAGGTACGAACTAAGGTGTGGAGCTTCAGCAGGATACCACCCAGAAGACCTTCCAAACAACCACCCTGCCTTAAATGTTGGGTGTTCCCCCCAGTTTCGTATGGTTTCTGCGACGAAACTTGAGCAGGTTAGAGGGGTACCTAAGCTAGACCCTCGCAATATTCCGGCTGGGGGTCACATACATGTAGGCTTTACGGAAGGTGCGGACATATCTGATCCAGCACTGCTTAAACCCTGCTGGGACTTCACTAGGGTGTTACTTCAGCTCTATCATACATCAGGAGACCTGAGACGTGACCAAGTGTTAGGAGGTTCTCGTTGTGTAATGAGGATAAAACCCTACGGATTTGAATGGCGTAACCCTAGCGGTGAATGGTTAGCTGACTCTAGAGTTTTTGAGGAAATAACTAAACTCATTACAGAGTATACTAAGCATCTTACAGGGGAGACTAATACAGAGCCCCACCACCACTCCCTAGTTAAGATATGTTCTTTGTACGCAGCAATACGAAACAAGGCAGCTAGGGTTGATGATAAATACCAAGGCACATTGCCTTTAGACTATTAGGGGAAGTTATGATTTCTAAAATTAATCCAAATATTAAACTGATCCCTATATCTGATGAAGGCTTAGCCTTTTCGACATTCTTGGGGTATTACACGGGAACCCTTCTACTCCACAAGACAGAGAAGGGGTATAAGCTTCTTAAGTGTGAAGACTCAGCCCCAGACCGAGGCCTTATGATGCACGACGGGTCGGTTATACGAGACTTCTCAACACTCTACAGATTTACAGTGGAGATGGGGTACTATAAACACAAAAACACTATATTTTCCCTGAAATACAGCCCCACGAGGACATATAAGAAGTCCTTGAGTTGCCACCATCTGGAGATATCCCAATTATCTGCTGGGGGAGGACTCAGACGTGGGTTGAGTTTGTCAGGCGTGCTGGCCATTGTTCGAATTGCGCTAGAGCCTAGAGATTATGAGCTAGGTTCAGACACCTTTTGCCTATCTAACAGGCTAGCCGTTAAGGGAGGTAAGGTTTTCACCTTCTATAAAAACATGACCATAGGAGACTATGTAGGTGGGGTGGTTAAGACACCCTTCTGGACAGTTGCCGATAGAATTAATAAACTCTGGGGAGAGAGAGTGCCATGCGAGATACTTTAAAAAACTTCAAGATTGCATATAACCTTACCTACACAGACCCTGTTATCCTTAGAAACAATACAGCTGTGGGGATAGAGCTTGAGTTGGAGGGAAATCCCTGTATAGATGACCTGTCTGACGATTGGAGAGCTGTGGAAGATGGGTCGTTGAGAAACGGAGGGATCGAGATAAGGTGTAGACGCCCCCTCAGTGGGGCAGACCTTGAAAAAGCTCTTGTTTCCCTCACCTCCACCCTAGAGTCCACGTCATATACCTTATCGGAACGATGTAGTACCCATATTCATATCGATGTATCTGACTTACAGGGATCACAGATCAAGAACTTCATAGCCTTATCCGTTATGTTTGAACACGTGTTGTTCGACCTGTTTGGCGGAGAGCGCAGGTCTAACAACTTCTGCCTAGCCACTGATGAAGGTGGGAACAATTATAAAGATTTTGTTCGGCTAATGTCCGCCAATAGAACCATCCCTTGTATCCTTAGTGGGGAGTATACATGGACGAAATACGCAGGGATTGGCCTTTACCGTATTCGAGACCTAGGTACTATAGAGTTTCGTATGTTCTCACCTATGGTGGGGCTTAAAGAATACCACAACGTACTGAACTTCCTCTTTGCTATGAAAGACGAAGCGATCCTTATGTCAGAACCTTCTGATATTATTGAGTACAAGAGAGGAGCAAGTTTACAACAAACGTTCTATAAATTGTTCCCTGACTTAGAGTTCAACGAGAACACAGATAGGCAGCTAGAGCGCGGTATTCAGACACTTAACGATATCCTAAACACAGCCGAGGTGATCAAAATGACTAGGCGGGATCGTAACAAGTACCAATCACTCATCGAATCTGCACAATCACAAATCCAACTACTTGACAGGGGAATATAATGAGACAAGATATTAAAGTCTTACCATACAAGACAGGCAGCGCATCAGCTCGTGCCTTGGCCAATGCTATTGGATGTAGGCAGATCCGGTTACAGGGGTCAGCTATCAACGTTATGAATGAGAAAAAGATAATCAACTGGGGGTCTACCTTGACTAATTCTGATTTCTCAGCCATTGCATCGCATCATACCATATACAACCGCCCTTTGGCTGTCCAAGTTGCTTCAGATAAGTTGGCTACATTCCGGTTGCTTGAGCAAGCCAGTGTTCGGACAGTGCCTTATACCTCAGACTCTCAAATTGCTTATTCTTGGCAAACAGAAGGAGACCGGATCTATGTTCGCCATGCACTGTCAGGGCACTCTGGCAGGGGTATACAGGTTTGTCAGTCTGATGAGAGCCTGCCAGCTGCACCCCTCTACACGAAATACACTCCAAGAACTGAAGAGTATAGAGTGCATGTAGTGGGGGGTATAGTTACTGACTTCCAACGTAAAGCAATGAACCCTGATGCAGATTTATCTGATGTGGATTGGCGTATACGTAATCACGAGAACGGGTTCATCTATGCCCGAACGCCTAATATCAACACTACAAGACACGCAGTTGAGGAGGTTACTAAATTAGCTATTGACGCTGTAAATGCTCTACGCTTAGACTTCGGCGCTGTTGATATTATTTGGAACGCTACACGAGACAAGGCATACGTTCTAGAGGTTAACACGGCTTGTGGTTTAGAAGGTACAACACTGGAACGATACTCTAAAGCTCTCCTAGAGTTGGTTGATGGCCAAGATGTAACCCCTTTAGATTTTTCTGAACTTTCTTTCGATACTGGTGTCCAACTAGATCCTGATGATACCGAACAACCAGAGCCAGAGTCAGATAGTCAGGTGTTCTGGGGATTGGTTTGTTCAGGTATAGGTATGGATGATTCATTAGGGTTGTTTAAGACGGAAGAGGCTGCAAACAACGCTAAGCCTCAGTCAAGGTATTATAACATAGTAACTCTAAACACTAACCTGTCTTTAGACGCTAAACCTGTGGAGGTCAATGATGCCTAATACTTCAAGCCCAACCCCTCCTACACTGGAGCAGATGGAAGCCATTGGACGTGAACTTCGGAGGTCAGACACTAGAAGTGCGGGGGATAGGTGGGAAGCATTGGAAATGTCCTCCCGAACGCGTGCCTCTGCATTTGGACTCACGAATTACACTTCGGATAGCGGAGACCCTTGGGGCGAGATACTTCTTAGCCCTGCCCCTCCTCCATGTGATGTTAAAGAGTCTGCTCCAAAAACACTACAAATAGAAGATCAGCAGGAGATCGCTTCAGAGGCTTTGGGCTTCCTGAAAGCAGCAGACCCTTTAGCTGTTGTAGTGGGGGGTGCTCCTCGTAACTGGCACTACAATAAACCCTGTAGGGATATAGATATATACATGGGGGCCAAGTCTCATATGAGTCGGCGTGAAACAACTCTTTGGCTTCAATCCATCTTCCATGTCCCCGTAAGATTCAGGAGGGAGGGGTACGAAGATACTGTATTTGAGGTTTATCATTTTAAATATAGAGGACTCCCTTTCGACATTATCTTCCTACCTGTAGGTGAGAAGCCAACTGAAGCGATTCAGAGGATGAACTTCTCCTTTAATATGTGTAGCTGGACGGGATCGGAGACTGTTAAGACTAAGGAGTTCGACCTGTACGATAACTGGGGGGTTATCATAGCTCAAGGTCAGAATTCACCAACCTATGTAAGTAAAACTAAGGACTACTTTGTAGGGAAGCACATTGTAGCATCCCATAAAGAGGCCTTGGACTATGTAGCTACTAAGTTAAAATAAGGAGGACAATGGCTAAAAAATACGTAGAGAGAATCCCACACTCTTGTGGGACTAATCGAGGGCTTCAAGTATTCCTAGAAGATGATGGGAGGTACACAGGATTCTGTTTCAGTTGTCAGACCTATGTACCTGATCCGTATTCCGATATGGAAAACTATAGCCCGCCTAAACCAAAAATAAAGTCTCCCGAAGAAACAGCCAAGGAGATGGCTAATGTATCTAAGTTTCCTATAGGAGATAGTCCAAAGGAAAAGCTCCTCCAGAAAGCTATGGAGTATTTCGGAGTACGTCTAGGTTATGACAGGGAAACAGCTAGTGAAGTTAGGTCTCACTACTACCCGTACTATAACCCTGAGGGGGAGATAACAGCTTATGGTGTTAAGGTGCTTGAAGGTAAGAAGTTCTTCTTTATGGGGGATACTTCAGATCTCTGGCCTTTTGGTTGGCATCAAGCTCTAAAGGCTGGCGGTAAGAAGCTGTTCATCACTGAGGGGCAGAAGGATTGTATATCCCTTTTACAGGTATTGAAACAATTCGGTAAGTCTGAAAGGATGCCCAGTGTCATTAGCTTACCTAATGGAACTAAGTCTGTTGATACAATGGCTAAGTGTATCCCTCATTTTGATAAGTGGGCTGAGGTTGTACTCTGCTTTGATAATGATGATAGCGGTCAAGGTGCTGTTAAACAGTTTGCACTTATGTACCCCGACGTTAAGGTTGCTACGCTCCCACTGAAGGATGCACATGACATGCTCATGGCAGGTCGTGAGAACGAACTGTTCCAAGCTGTTATGTTCCGAGCTAAGACACAACTCAGCGATAAGCTGGTACGTAGTAGTGATGTATGGGAGAGAGCTAAGGAGCGTCCCAAGCAGGGCTTGTCATGGCCTTGGCAGGAGCTTACAAGCCTCACTAGGGGCATACGTAGGGGTGAGGGATATTACTTCGGAGGCGGCGTTAAAATGGGTAAGTCTTGTCTAGTCAATGAGATAGGCGGACACCTCATAACTGAACACAACCTCCCAGTGTTCTTCTGTAAACCTGAAGAAGAGAACCACATAACTGCACAGAAGCTGGCTGGCGTAGCGACCAACAGCATCTTCCATGACCCTAAGCGAGAGTTCGATAACGATGCTTTCGAGCGTGGACAACGCCTTATTGACGACAAGGCGATTATGTATGGAGAATACGGAAAGGTTCAATGGGATCAATTGAAGAGGGAGATACGTTACGTCACAGCATCTGAGGGTGTGAAGGATGTAATCATTGATCCAATCACTTGCCTCACTGTAGGTTTAGGCAGCGGAGAGGCAAACGAGAGGCTTGTAGAGATAAGTAGTGAGATAGCGTCAATGTGTAAGGAGCTTGACTTCACTTACTACATCTTCTGCCACCTGAATGCCCCTCAGAGCGGACTTCCCCATGAAAGGGGAGGCCCAGTATTAAGTATGCAATTTGCAGGCTCTAGGAGCATGATGAGAGCTTGTCACTACATGGTAGGCCTAGAGGGTAATAAAGACCCCGAACAACCCAACCTAAAAAACCTAAGATATCTAACCCTTCTCGAAGATAGAAACTTTGGAGAGACTGGAAAGATACCGCTAATATATAACCCTAATACGGGTAGACTTTTAGAATCTATCCACGGAGATCAAGATGAAGAATAAGTTGTTACAAGGTATGAATTGGGTATTTGAGAACGATTGCGAGGCTCCGTTCATGGCAATACTAGCCGTGATTGTTGCCATTATGATTGCATTAATTTTCTCGTTCTCTGCCACAGGAACCCTGTTTCAAGCAACACTGATGGGGCTGGCTGCCCTGTACTTCGAGAAGCAGAGCGCGGCTACCTTCCTGTGGATCCGTAAGAAGATTTTCGGGGAGTAATGGGCAGGTCATGTGTAGCTGACTTAGAGGGGAATGGACTCCTCTCTAACGTCACCAAGATGCACTGTGGGGTCTTTATAGATGTGAAGACAGAGGAAGTGTTCCCTTTCACAGATATGGGCGACATGCTTCGGTTCATGGACACATGCTCCACCTTAATCTTTCATAACGGATACGGTTACGACCATCCCTGCCTAAAAAAACTCTATAATTATGAGTTTAAAGGAAGGCGGGTGGACACTCTTCTTATGTCTAGAGTGCTGTTTCCAGACATATCTGTACCTAAAGGTTGCTCTAGCGGGCCACATTCCGTAGAGGCTTGGGGTATCAGGTTTGGTATCAAGAAACCTGAACATGAAGATTGGTCTGTCTATACCCCTGAGATGTTACACAGGTGTAAAGAGGATACCCGCATCCAGCTTAGGCTATATCGTAAATGCCTAGCTAAAATGAAAGAACAGGGGTGGCCACCCAACGCGTTAAAACTTACGTTTAACTTATTCGATATTCTACAAAGGCAAGAACAGAATGGTTGGCCTGTAGATAGGAATAAGTTAGTTAAGAATATCAGTATGTTAGACAGGTTTATTCGTAGGATAGACCATGTATTGATACCTAAACTCCCTGATGTGTTAGATCTACCTTATAAGGATACCTCCGTTAATAAACCCTTCCTACAAGATAGGAGCCTAGCTGCAATAACTAAGAGATGGTTCACTACTAAAGAGTCTCAGAGGTGTGTATCTGGCCCATTCACGAGGATAGAGTTCAGGAAGGTTAATCTAGACAGCCCTATGGAGTTGAAACAGTTCCTAATAGACGAGGGGTGGGAGCCTCGTGAGTGGAACTATAAGAAAGACCCGAAGACTAAACGGCCAATGAAGGATGCAGATGGGCAGCTTATTAAGAGTAGTCCTAAGATTAAACATGATGACCCTTTCCTTGGGATTGATGGTGCTATTGGTAGGCTGGCCGCTAAACGAGTCCAGTGCCGAGCTAGAAGATCAATCCTTGAGGGATGGCTGCAAAGTATACGCTCCGATGGAACTATCTGTCAAAGGATTACAGGGATTGCCAGTACAGGGAGGCTTAAACATTCAGGAATCGTCAACGTTCCCGGAAATGAAAGCTTCTTCGGAAAGCAAATGCGTAGGCTATTTATCGCCCCTAAAGACTATGTTCTAGTCGGGACTGACTCAGCAGGCTGTCAAGATAGGATGCTCCTAGGACGAGCTACAGCCTATGGTGTTAACGATCCAGTGTTTGAGGACATGCTCCTTAATGGAGACAAGTCTAAGGGCACAGACAGCCACTCACGAGCTGCTAAGGCATTGAATGAAGTGTTCACTCGGAATAGTATGCCAGAGATAACACGAAGTAGTGCTAAGAACTTCAACTACGGGTATAAGTTTAATGCTCAAGATAAGAAGCTCGGGTCTATGGCCAAAGCTGGCCCTAAGATTGGAGGAGAGATACGGACAGCTCTGGATGGGATCTTCACAGCACAGGTAAAGGTGCAAGAGGTTCTCGTTAAAGAGTGGAAGAGCAATGCAAGACAGACGTTGAACCCTTGGGGAGGGCTATCCTATGTAGACGGCTGGTTCAGAGGTTTAGATGGAAGACCCATACACGTAAAACTTGAAAAGGATGTGCTGGTATACGCATTACAGTCCGATGAGGCTATTATGATGCAATACGCACTATGCTTTTTGGATAAGTGGTTAAGGGATCGAGGTTGGGTATATGGTAAGGACTACATGTTCGTAGCCAATGTCCACGATGAGTACCAAGCCTTAGTGTTGGAGTCTAAACAAGATGAATATGTACAACTCGCAGACAAATCTATTGCCCATGCAGGCAAATATCTGAACATCCAATGCCCCCACAAAGGGGAGAGTGATGTAGGAAAGAACTGGGCTGAGACCCACTAATGAACTTTTTTATATATGTGGGGTCTAATTCGGCCACACAGGAGAGTATATGCCACTAAATATGAATGAAATACCTAAAGCAGCTGGAACACAACGAGCCTTGATCCCTGTTGGTCAGAACATGGCTCGCTTTGTACAGGTGATTGATTTAGGGTTACAAGAACAACGTGCCTATCTAGGTAAAGAGAAGAAACCGAAGTACGAGGTATACGTTACATTAGAATTTCCTGATGAACGTATTGAGCTTGATGGTGTTAGTCGTCCTATGTGGAAGTCCCAACGTATCGGTATGTCCACAGATGATCGTTCCACCTGCTATAAGTGGTACAGCAAGCTTGACCCTGAAGGCAAGTTCCGAGGTGACTGGTCTCAATTTATTGACCAGCCTTGTGCAGCCTTGATTACTCATGACAAAGGTAAGGGTAAGAATGAGGGACGTGTGTTTGACAACATCTCAGACGTTATGCCTCTCATGAAGGGCGTTGTAGTGCCTCCACTAGAGAACGATCCTGTAGTGTTTGACTTAGGTTCACCAGACCGAGAAGTCTTTGAGGCGTTCCCTGAGTGGCTACAGAACGTTATTAAGCAGAACTTGGAGTATGACAATAGTAAGCTTCAACGTATGCTTGAGGGACAGGATACTAAGTTCACAGCCCGTACTGAGGGGGATGCTCCACCCGATATGGATGGAGAGCCAGCAGCAGGAGCTGACACATCAATAGATGATGATGACGAACCTTGGTAAATAAACCATACCTAGCCTTAATAGATGCAGATACTTGGAGCTACGATGTAGCCTTTGCAGCTGAGAGGAAGGATGAAGATGGGGAAGCATTCACGCTTCCCTTTTCTTACTGCATGGATTTGATTGACTTTCGCCTAGAGGGTGTCTTAGAAGCAGTTGGCTGTAAAGAATACGCTATGTATCTAACAGGTAGGGATAATTTTAGACACGACATAGCAACTATCCTCCCCTATAAGGGAAACAGGAAGCAACCTAAACCTTGGCATTATGAGAACATCCGACAATATCTAACGTTCACATATAAAGCTCAGGTGGTGGATGGGATGGAAGCTGACGATATATTATCTATTCAACAAACCGAGATGGGTACAGACAGTGTCATTGTATCTAGAGACAAGGATCTGAGGACTGTAGAGGGGTGGCATTACGGATACCCTCTCTCAATCCAACCAGAGAAGCCTCTAGAGTACATAACTGAGATGGGCTACCTTACCCTCTCTAAGAAGAGAAAACTCTCTGGTGGGGGTATGAGGCTCTTCTATGCTCAATGTATCATGGGGGATAAGGTAGATAACATACAAGGCCTCCCCCGACATGGCGATGTAAAAGCCTACAATATTTTAGAGGAATGCGAAAATGAGACCGAGCTATATGAAAAGACGCTTGAAACTTATCAGAACTACTACGATGATGAAGAGAAAGCTAGGCAAGCGCTCCATGAAAATGCTAGCCTCTTATGGATGACAAGAGAACTTGATGAAGATGGGAGGCCTGTATTGTGGAAACCACCAAAATAGGGGTTAAAGTTAGAGTAAACCTGACAACAGCGGGCTGTTGTGGGGTAATCCAGCAAGGATGGACAGGCACTATAGCCGAGATATATAAAGATAAGTTCCCCCGAGTAATCGTTCTAGAAGATGGTACGCTATGTTGGGAGAATCACATAGAGGTAATACAATGAGTTGGGATCTGATTGAAGTAAGCAGAGAAGAATTCGACAGACGAAGAGAAAAAGAATACAACGTAATTGCTCAGATGGGTGAGATCGTAGATGATGATTCAATATGTATCACCCACTACAGCTCTGATCATGTGTACATCGGGAGTATTAAGGTTACAGAAGACGGAGTCCTGTACCTAGTTCCTGAAGAATGTGGCACCCCTCTTGATGAAAGAGAACTGAGTGACATCTTACAGCGTGAAATGAAGTTTGACTAAAACGAGGAAGCTGAAACAGGCTGAGCTACGGGGACTCAGGGAGGAGTTCCTCGCAGGTAATAATAACACCTGCCCAATGTGTCTAAGCCCCCTTACATCGGGGGACGCTGCACTTGATCACGACCACAAAAGTGGACATGTACGAAACACTATCCACAAGGATTGCAATATCCTCTTAGGTAAGATAGAGAACTACATGAACCGTTACGGAAAGAGATTCAGAGATAAGGAGACACTCCACAAGTTTCTGATCAATGTTTCGGACTATATATTCAGCGACTACTCAATGAACCCTATACACAGTACTCACAAGACTCCAAAAGATAAGAAGATCCGCGAGTACCGTAGGAGACTACGAGCAGCCAAGACCGCAAAGACTCAGCAGAAGTACAGAGAGCTTATAAAACAGGAAGGTAAGAATGACTAAACACTTATTAATTCCAGACACTCAAGTGAAAGAGGGAGTTCCTCTCCACCACTTAGAAGCTCTGGGCAATTATATCGTAGAGAAAAGACCAGACGTTATTGTCCACATAGGGGATCATTGGGACATGCCTAGCCTGTCTTCCTATGACCGAGGTAAGAAGGCTATGGAAGGCCGTAGGGTAATTAAAGATATTGATGCAGGGATACGGGCTATGGAAATCCTTTTAGCCCCTCTCAGGCGTCTACAGGCCCGTCAGAAGAAGAATAAGAAACGGATCTATAGTCCACGAATGGAGTTCTGTATTGGGAACCACGAAGAAAGAATCGCAAGACACCTCGAATCAAACCCCGAATTGGATGGAAGCTTTGGCTATGAAAATCTATGCCTTGCTGATTTTGGGTGGAATGTTAACCCCTTTCTTTCTCCTGTTCTCATTGATGGTATCAGCTATGCTCACTATTTCTACAATCCTCTTTCTGGGCGTCCTTATGGTGGTGCAATAAACAATAAACTTAACAAGGTTAAGAGCAGCTTCACTATGGGACATGTGCAGGGTTTGGAAATAGCCACTGAAACCACCAATACGGGAAACAAAATATGGGGGCTTGTAGCTGGAAGCTTCTATCTACATGATGAAACATACAAAGGCCCGCAAGGTAATGATCACTGGAGAGGTGTTGTTATGAAACATAATGTAAACAACGGGGACTACAGCCCCTGTATAGTGGATATACACTACCTATTGGATAAATACCTATGAGCGAAGAAGATTGGAGAGTCACAGAAAACGCTTCAGAGTCTTTTAAACTAGGCTACAGGGATGCTTTTCACGGGAAGGACAAAGGCTTGGAATTAGTCCCAGAAGACAGGCACGAATATTGGCAGGGGCAGGAGAAATTCTACGAAGATTTCGAAGACGAGCCTGAGGAGGGTTATGGCGTATGAGGACGATTGTAGCTGGTGGTAGGGGTTTCAATGACAGTGGCTTGCTGGCAGATGAATTAGACCACTTCGAGGAGTACCACAGTTCATCTGAACTGATTGTAGTTAGTGGATGCGCTAAAGGAGCTGACAAACTCGGAGAGGTTTGGGCTGGTAGTTGTGACAGGAAGGTAGTTAAGTTCCCAGCTGACTGGGAGAAGCATGGAAAGTCTGCTGGCTTTATACGCAACCGAGAGATGGCAAATTATGCTGAAGCATTGGTAGCTTTCTGGGACGGTAAATCTAAAGGAACAAAAAGTATGATTGACATAGCCCTACGTCTAGGGCTTGTTGTTAAAGTAGTGAGGTATACTAATGGGGAGTAGTTTTGCTGGGAGGCTAGCCGGTATGGCTATGCCCACCCTAATACTAAAAAGACTATACTTAGATAATGTAACTATAGGGATATTGAGATCTCCTGAAGAGGACTTCAATGCTTGTACATTAGAACTCCCTTGGTTGGCTAATCAAAGGAATATCTCGTGCATCCCTCAAGGGACATACGAATGTAAATACAGAAAGTCTCCTAAGAATGGAGATGTGTTTGAACTGGAAGGTGTTAAGAATAGATCCTTTATTCAAGTACATGCAGGCAACTTTAAATACCAAACACAGGGCTGTATCTTAATAGGTAAAACTATAGGATATTATAACGCAGATAGTATTCCTGATGTGGGAAGCTCTAAATCAGCATTAGATAATCTATTGGATCATTATGCAGATACAGGTTTTTACTTAATTGTGGAGGGGTGATGTATGAGTGATTTAAAAGCTGACATTGAAAGAGCCAAGTTTGAAATATCTAGGCTAGAAAGCAAGGTCACGCAACTAGAAGAAGAAAAGCGCAGGTTGATTATTGCTCGCAATGAGAAGGGTGAAACTATTGGTAAGTTGAAAGATTTAATCAGGCTGCAAGAAGTAAACATCACCGAGCTTGAGCGGGAGCGTGATTCTTTAACTAACTGCTTAAAGGGTGTAGTAAATGATGAGTTCGAAATCCCAAAAGGCGCTTTCCAAGCTGTTCTATTTGCCGAAACTCAACTAGCCCAACGCGACCTTGAGCAGCAGATAGAGGCGCTTAAATGGTGCCTTACAGGGTGTAGGCATAGCTTTGATTCGTGGGCAAAGGTGAGGTCTTGCGATTTAGGTATAGCGCAAGGCGAAATACGCGAAAGAGTGGAACAACTCCGCAAACAACAGGAGGATAAGTAACATGTCAGGTTCTAAATTTGATACAGGTAAACCGAGAATGGGTCTAGTTACTCCTGAGTTTATTGAAGGAGTGGCTAAAGTGCTTTCCTTCGGAGCTGAGAAATACGGCCCTTATAATTGGGCTGAAGGGATAGAGTTTAACCGGCTATATGACGCCCTACAAAGACACCTCTCTGCTTGGCAAAAGGGAGAAGATATTGACCCAGAAAGTGGAGAGAACCACCTGCTACATGCTGCATGTGAACTAATGTTCCTCTATAGTTTCCAAACATGGGAGAGAAAAGGCCTTGACAATAGGTATATTGCTTACAGCGTTCCTAGTAAGCACAGCATACATATTCCTGAAAGCATTCCAACAACTGAATGTGATGCACCACAAGATAGCTCTGGTAACTCCAGTGTCGATGCTGATGGCTCTGTGCGAAGTGGCTGTGATAAGCCTAGTAGTAAAGACGAGTTTCTGGCTATTTATACCGATAGGTCTGGGAGGATCGTTGGGGTGCATAGCTAGTATGTATACACATAAACGTATGAGGAAGCGATATGAGTAAAGACGGAGATATTAGAAACAACGGAAGGATAATGTCAGGGAGGAAGAAGGAGGATGGGGATAAGTTCAGGGAGAACTATCAGAAGATAGATTGGACTAAGAATAAACCTCTATCTAAAGAGGTCTCTCCTTCCAAACCTTCCCCCGCTTGTAGCGAAAAGTCGTAGCACCTTCCCCCTTTAAGAAGTCAAAGAGCTTCTTCCATTCACTGTGACTGGGGCTAGCAATTAGCCCCTTACCCGTCACAACATTCTCATCAAACATTAATGTAACACACCCATCATAAGTACCATCCTTCTCGTTGAATCTCCAGATACCTGTTAGGGGTTCATACACGTTATTCTCCTCGTTTCCACTTAGCGTATTTGTCTGATAAACTCCCCGTATACGCCTCAGTGAGTTCTAGGTAGTCATTCCAAGCATCATTGTACTGAACAGGATACCCTTCACTTCGTAACCAATCAGCTATTACATCGTTATCTGCACCCTTAAACTTCAAGGTACGTAGATAGCCTGCAACAGTGTTCCAAGTGGTTCTGTCTGTAATAGGTATAATTATCCTATCCCCACCTAAAACAATAGGTATTCCAAACAGCTCCTCACTCTCAATGCCTAAAGGCTCTATGATTTTGAGTAGATTGGCCACAACAGCCTCTCCAAAAGCTTCCCCAGAAGGTATACCTGTAGGAGCTATAACTGTAATTCCACTAGTTACTATAGGCTCTCCAACAGCTTCCTCTGAAGGTATGCTAACAGGCTCTATAGATACAAGCCCTGTAATCACCTCAGGAGTTCCTACAGCCTCTTCTGAGGGGATAGAGACAGGAAGTAACACCGTAGCACCAGAAGTTACTATAGGCTCCCCTACGGCCTCCTCAGAAGGTATCGAGGTAGGACTTATTGTCACTGCCCCTAAGACTATCGAAGGGGTTCCAAAAGCCTCGGCTGTGGGTATACCTGTGGGGGATATAGTTAAGCCCCCGCCCCCCACAGCCCCTATAGCTAGCTCTACCCATTTACGCTGAGTAGCGCTAACAGTGGTGAAATTATAATCGAATCCATCTGTATCAAACCCTACGAAAGTTCCTTCATTCAACGTAGAGCTGGATGTCAGTAAATCTCGTAGTCGGTTGTCTGAAACGAGGGATACCGCATCCGAGGTAGCGGAGCCATCCGCACTCCAGTAAGCGTTAGATTGGTAGCTATTATCACTTATAGACCAAATACCCAAGCCTTGGACACCCGCGCTCTGGACAGTGTCTACTAAGGTGTTCTTAGTTGTAAGGACTAGTCCAAAATCAGGCTCAAACCCTGCTGAGTCATAACTGACAGCCCCCGTGGAGGCAGGACTCCCTACAACACCAAGATTGATATTTGTAGCATTGTCAAACTTAATAGCCAGACCAACAACATAGTCATTGCCTGCTGACGCATTGGCGTTTAGGTCAAAGCCCGTTGCGGTGTAGTTTTCTACCCCGCCTCCCCAACTTAGAGAGTCATTGAAGTATTGTCCGAAACTGTAGGTGTCACTGATGTAACTCCCTGACTGGGAGGTTGCGAGTGAGTCTCTATCGAAGTAGAACTGGCCGTAGTTAGAGTCTAACCCGTCATTGTGGGCAATACCGAATACGTTAATAGCCTGACCCGCATAAGCCGTGGAAGCATTACCTGTATCCATCATGAATACAAGGTCAGGCTCGAAGCCCACATTAACGGTCTCGCTAGTAGTCAGCATCTGCTCTATGAATGCACCTGACTGCACATTCTTAAAGAGGATTACTGTTGCAAATATCGTACTCCCTAATGCTGCGGTATTGTCTATCCTAATACCGTCTGTAACCCAAGAGTCGAAAACACACTGCTGGAGGATTGAACCTGCGTCATTGTAGACAATCCCCAATATACCACCAGCTGTCCTCCTATCCGTAGAGGAGGTAGAGACCCCGTCCACGGACTGTATGTAGTTAACAACATTAGATGTCCCATCCGTTGCACCTATGGAAAGTCTAGCATCATTAGTTATTGAGTTATCACCAGACACATGCTGGAGTATGATAAGTGCTGCGTCAGGTGTTCCAAACCCAGACACCGCAATATCTTGGGTTCCTGTGGTGGTGTTTAGTTGCACCCTTGTGGTGGTGATATCCCCCATTACTTAACTGATTCCTGTTCAACACACTGCCAGAAGTTAGCCTCTAGTAAATAGTCCTCAAGGAAAGGCTGTCCCGAGGCTGCTAGCTCCGAGAGAGCAAGCCAAGCAAAGACCCTTTCACTAAAAGCTAAAGCATCCGAGGAGGCTTGCGCCTTCCCCATTAAGGTGTTGAAATCAGAAGTTTGCTCGGGGTTTAAACCCAGAACCTGTACAACAGAACTTGGAGAGACCCTACCATTAGAGAGTTCTGAGGCTAGTGACCGGATTAGATTAATAGGGAGCTTATCCTCAGATATACCTGAGACTCTGTCAAAGAGACTAGGCATCCCCTACCCCACTCAACTCTTCCAACTCATCTCTCAATTCATCAGACCGTTTAAGAGATTCAGCTCTCAATGTCATCTCGGCTTGAAGAAGCTTATCCAATTGCGCACAACGCTTCTTACGTGTGTGCTCTGCCTTTTCTTCAGGGGTTAATCTTGTAATTCCAAACATATCGATCCTTATAATTTAAATATTTTGTTAGCACCTGCATCCCACTGTATCTGTATATCTCCACCATTAGGTGTAACAGGGAGACCTGTAGCTGTATCCACTAATGCGATAAGTCTAGATGTAGCTGCACTACCTGTATCTTGATACACAACAATCAGTTCAGACTGATTACCAGTGACGCTAGAGTAGGTGACATCAGCAGCGTCTCCTATTCCGTCTGTAGTTGTCTTAGAGGCTAAGTTTGCTGAAGTGGCTGTAATCCCCGAGACAGACGACAAGAACTGGTCTGTCGCTGTGTTAGGGGTATAAGACGCACTATCGACTAGAGCAGCCTTGATATTATCCCCACTCCAGCTGATCTCTCCCTTCAAGAAGCTCTCTCTTGCTAAATCATATAATCTATTCGCCATTACTTACGCTTCCCCGTACGTTTCATACCTTTCTTACTCCCGTTGTTAGCCCTGTTCTTAGACTTGGACTGTACACGGGTGTTCGTTTTCTTATTACTTCCGCCACGTCTCAGGGGAGTCTTGTGGTCTACATCCTTACCATCCCCCTTACTCACTCTTCCATCTCTCTCTGCTTCAGCACGAGCTTGGTTACGTGCTGCTCTGTCTTTTTTAGCCTTAGCTGTAGAGTTATACTTACGTTGTTGCTTACTGCGAGCTGAGGCTGATGCTTTATATTGGCCTTTCTTTGGCATTATTTACTCCGGTTACTTCGTTCTAATTGATATGCTGCTGATATGTCAGCCTTAAATTCTGAGATTTGAGACTCTGAAGCTCCTAGAGCTTGATAAGCTTTTATTGCATCGGACATCACCTTATTGAAGTTAGATACCTTCGCTTGTAGATCCTTACTCCCTGCTCCCAGCTCTGTCGTTGTCAATGTGAGAGTTTGTTCGTTAAGCTCTACACCATCCATAACAGACACTATAGCTGTATCTCTAGCACTTCCTCCGCCAACCTTAAAACTTTCAGATAAGAAGTTGGAGGTAGTGGAGCTGAGTACGTCTGTTACAACAGGCTTCATTGCTGAGAACACATCCAACTTATCTGCTTCTGGAATACCGTCAGGGTACTTACCCAGCTCTGAAATATATTTAGAGAAGTCTCCAGACGATACAAAAGATTTAAGCCTCTTAGGCGGGAGCGAGAACACGGACTCTAAGTACTCAGAAGACATGGTCTTAGCTTCAGCAGTAGCATTAGGGTCTGAGAATGCGCTGAACACTAAACTAAGAATACCTTGCTTCTTCTTTTCAGTATCCTCTCCCCCATCGGGGGCTGAGGGATATGTCCCATCTGTGATGTTCTGTAACATCGAAACTATTAACTTAGGCGCTAGGCTCTGCCCTAGATCTTTATTTACTGTATACATCATAGCTGCTTGCTTAATAGCCGGATCGTCTGACTTATACATTACATCCAATGTTGTGTTCAGCCTGTTCATCCGTGTTGTCTCAGACAGTTCATTGAAGCTTTCGTCGTTCAACTGCCTCTCTACAACACCTATTACAGCTTCATAATCTTCAAGGATTGCATTCCTGTCAGGTCGAGATAACACAACCCCAAACCGTTCCGCATCAGCGTCTACAGTTTGCCTAAACGCCGCTTTCATGGAGTCAAGGGTTTGCATCATTTCAGCTTTAGCTTTAGGGTCGTCTAAATTAACTTGTGGGAGGATTTCATTCAATGTCCTTTGTAGCTCTGTCACTTTATCTCTAGATTGTATAGCTCCGAACAGTTTAACTTTTTGCCGTTCCTGCTGACCCTCTACCCCCAGTCTCTGGCTGTCTAGTGTATACTCAGCAGCTAAAGCTTTTTTCTCCGCCTGCCTGCCAGCAGCTTCAATCTCCCACTTAGCTACATCTTCTGCTGAACCATCTGAGGGGAAGGGTCTTGTGGCATAAGGAGTTAATGCAACAAGGGCTAGATTACGTTCCCTCTGCGCCTCAGCAACACCCTGAGCCTCTTTAGTGGCAGAAGATAGGGAAACCCCTGTAGCCTTCTTAGCTCCACCTACAATACCTAGACGGGTTGTGGGGTCATATTGAGATAAGTAAGCTTGTTCCCTATCCAACAGTCTACGACCAGTGACACCTTGATTGACAAGGCTCTGCCTTAGATCACGTAAGCCTAGGATACCCTCAGACATTGTTTTCTCTTGAAGTGCATCCTTCTCCCTAAGGACTGCAAGACGCTGTTCAGCTTGCCCCCGATTATAGAGTTGTAAGGCAGTACCTGCCAAACCTACTACGTCAGATCCTAGATTCCCTGTAGGCATTGGAGCCTGCGGGGTACTGGTGACGGCTTTCTCTAGAGATTTTATCTCACGTGTAAATTCTGTCATTCATCTTCCAATATTTCTAAAGGTGCAAAGTTGAGAGTCTTTCTAAACTCAATTTCTTTCTTAATTTCTTGCTTCATCTGCTCAGTGGTTGCTCTTTGTAAGAGTATTTGTAGATTAGGAACTTCATCCCCCATCTTACTATTATCCACAGTCTTCTTAATTATCTGTTCATAGGTTGGAGTTCCGAAGTCGAGAAGGTGTTTTTTAAACTCATCCACTATAAAGGAGTCCATCTTACGGTTATTAACAATAGCTTTAGCGTTGTTACTCCACTTACGCAGAACCTTGAAAACCTCCAATGGGGTGGCTCTGCCTTGTGCCTTTAAGTCCGCCAGTTCCCTCATTGCTCCTCTGATCATGGGCGTAGAGAGTCTTATTGCTTTGCCCTGTTCTCCAGATCTAGCGGAGGATTTTCCAAAGCTATTAGAGGTATAGTAGTCCTGCATAGCCTCAGGAGTTAAGTTGAAGAATCCTGCGATAGCTTCAAAGTTCGTAGCCCTTGTTGTACCACTTAGGGTTTTAAAGGCTGGCCATTTATCTATGTTGTAAGCTATGTATGCTCTCTCAGCATCACTGAAACCTTTGATAACTCCAGCTATCTCCTTTATAGCGTCGAAAGCTTTCTCTGTTGTATCAAGTTCAGGAGCACCTGCAATAGCTGCTACATCCCAACCTGTAGAGATTAAGTCTCCGATTACACCGCCTGTTGCCCCGAACATCTCCATCGAAGCTGGAACGCCTGTAGAGAAAAGATCAATCATGCCTTGCAGGTAGAATGCGTGAGCCGTATCAATGAATGCAGACGGGCCAACCTTACCAGACAAGTCTACCCTGCCTTCTCCTCCGAAGTAAGCTACAGAGTTATTTAATAGGAGGTTTACAAGACCGCCACCTAATACGTCATTAACGTAGAAGTCGTATAAGCCGTTCTCTTCATACTCAGGGTTAGTCTCCCTGATCGTATCGAGAATCCCCATAGAACCTTTCTCACCAACTAAGCCCTGTAATCCAAAGATATGCAGCGTGGCTAAGGTCGTCCATAACGCTCTCTTACGTGTCTCAGCAAAGATACTAGCCTCTTTACCTAGAGACTTGCCTGTAGTTGCCACCATAACTGGGTCAATCACAACATCTAACAGGAGTTTCTGTATGTGCTGCATAAATTGGAACACCATAGACATCGGATTAGCTTGGTTCTGATAAACAAACTGATTAATGCCGTTCTGTGTAGCTGTCATCTTCTGAGCTTCAAAAGACATTCGAGCTTTTGTTTTAGCGTTGTAAGGCATCTTGTTACGCTTCACAAGCTTGTTAAATGATGCTAGGTAGGCTAGGGTATTAACTGTTGCAATACTCCCCTCCTGAAGCGCCTGAGACACCTTCAACGGCGATTTCAGAGTGCTAACAGCGATCCTTCCAGCTTTACCTGCATAAGAAGTGGCTGGAGCTTTAGAGGCTCCTCCTGTCATAGAGAGGAAATCATCCGCCCTTCCAACAGCTGTAAACAAACCACTATCTATGATGTCATCAACAACCGCTTTAGCTGTTTTAGGCGGAACACCTAACATCTTAGCGAATAGCTTAACCCCTTCTTCACCTCCACTCATAGCTCCGAGCAAGAACGGGAGTTGAGCAGCAGCTTTCATCCCATCCCTACCTCCGCGCATCGCTATATAGATGCTTTGGAATAAGTTCTGAGGAACTTGGAATGCAGGTCTCCCTATAATCACAGCTGTAGATGTGAAGCTTTGGAGAGCTGAGCTAGCTTTTTGACTATTAACAAGTCCATCGAATACTGTATTTGAGAACATGGCGTCTATCTTATTAAATATCTTGCCTTGATCTACACCTTTAAGCCCTTTAATATAGCTATGGTATTGCTCTAAAGCGTTCTTAGTGTCTGTATCTAAGTCTTCAAGCTTACCTTTAATCATACGGGTGATGTCTGAATCAAACTCAGTGTTCTTACCCTTTACAAGAAGTTTATCGAAAGTGTTTAGGAAACGTTGTTCCATTGAACGAATTACAGGGGTATCTAGTT